ACGACTAGTCCAACAGCAAACTTAGACGTAACAAGTACTTTAAATCAACAACACTTGTATGTTCAAGGTGGTTATGCTGAAGGAACTGGAGCTTTAGCAAGAATAAAAACAACAGGTAATGGAAATGTTTTACTTCTTGAATCGGCTACTACTTCTGACAGTAGAGAAATTTTAGAAGTAAAAAATACAAATGGTACAGTATTTTTGGTTAGAGGTGATGGCAACGTCGGGATTGGTACAACTAGTCCTAGTGCTAAGTTAGAGGTTGCGGGTGCAATTTCGACAGGAAATGGAGCTAGTGTAAGAAGTGAAATATCTTCTCCTATAGGTAGTGGAAATGCATCATTACTTTTTGCATCAAACGCAGGAAATATAAATACAAATACTGCTGAATTTATATTTACAAATAGTCTTTATGGAAGCTCTACTCGTAATGAATTAATGCGTATCGACTCTTCAGGCTACGTCGGTATAGGTACGGCTAGTCCAAGTGAGAAGCTACACGTAGATGGAAATACTCTTATTAGTGCAGAAAAATACTACTACACAGCAGGAACAGGTGGTGGTTTTGGGTCTGATGCTAGTGGTAACTTTAAGATAAGGCAAAATGATGCTGATTTAATATTCGGATCAGGAAATAACGTAGGTATCGGAACGACTAGTCCTTTAGAGAAACTTGAAGTTCAAGGAACTGTGTATGCAACACCTATATCTTATGCAGCGAATCAAAGTGCTTATGCACTAAAGATGGGTGCGAGTAATAATACTGCATTTGACATGGGTATTAAGGCAAAGAGTACTTCAACAGGAGGTCCTTACATGTCTTTTTGTTCGGCTAATACTGATGATGTTATTGTTGTAAAAAATAGTAACGTAGGAATTAATACAGCCAATCCTTCTTATAATTTAGATGTAACAGGAAATGGTAGATTTACCTCTACAGTAACCGCAACCAACTTTATACTAAGTTCAGATAAGAGATTAAAGAACAATGTAGAAGAAGTTAATAATAATCATATAGACGTTAATTGGAAAACTTTTGAAATGAATTCAGAAGAAGGTCAAAGTAGATATGGTGTAATAGCGCAAGAGTTAGAGGAAGTTCATCCTGAGTTTGTAAGAACAGATGACGAAGGAATGAAGTCTGTGGCTTATATAGATTTATTAATCGCTAAGATAGCTGAATTAGAGGCTAGATTAGAAAAACTAGAAAAATAATGGCTTGTGGTTCAGTCTTAAGTACAGATACATTTTCATTACAGAATATTATTAACAATAGAAACAAAAATTATGATTAATTACGATTGGAATTGCAAAACAGTAGATGCCCGCCCTTTAGAGGACGGAGAAGTAGATGTAGTATATAACGTTCACTGGATAGTGACAGGTGTTTCAGATGAGTTAAAGCCAGACGGCGTAGCTTATTCAGCTACTAGTATTGGTACTCAAAACGTGCCTTGGAATCCAGAAGGTACATTTATACCATTTGAAGACTTAACTAATGAAATAGTTGTTGAGTGGACTCAAGCAGCTATGGGCGAAGAGCAAGTTGCTTCTATTGAAACTAGTATAGCTAGCCAAATAGAAAGTCTTATAAACCCAACTTCTATTACTTTAACAATTGGGGAACCAGTACCTTTAGTAGAATAAAAAAAGTAAAAATCACATAAAATAAGTAATGATACTAATATACCATAAAGGTGTAAGTTAAATCAAATCAAATTATTTTATGTCAGATGCAATAGTTAAGAATCTTAGCTTTGGTGAAGATGCCAGAGTGAAAGTGTTTAAAGGAATACAACAACTCACGAAAGCCGTTAGTTCTACGTTAGGAGCTAGTGGTAAACGCGTGTTACTAGAAGATGGATCAGGAATGCCTATTATCACAAAAGATGGTGTAACGGTGGCTGATTCAATAATCTTGCGAGACCCAGTAGAAAACATGGGAGCTACACTTTTAAAAGAAGCTGCAAGAAAAACAGTTAGAGAAGCGGGTGATGGTACCACTACAGCTACAGTTCTAGCTCATTCAATACTGGAAGAAGCTTACAAGGTTTCTAACAAAACAAATTTAAGAGAATTAAAAGACGGGATTAATTCTGCTGTTGAAAAAGTAGTTAAATTTTTAGAGCTAACTTCAGTGCCGGTGAAAGGTAACATGATAGATCAAATAGCTACAATATCTACTAACAACGATCCTGAACTTGGTAAAATTATAGCAGATGCTTTTAGAGCAGTGGATAACACAGGTGTAGTAATGATGGAAACGTCGGCTAATGGTAAAACAGAAGTTGAAGTCGTTGATGGTGTTCAGTATAATAAAGGACTGACAAACTCTCATTTCGTTACAAACCTTCAGTCAAAAACCGCTGAACTTGAAAACCCTTTAGTATTATTAATAGAATCTCCAGTAGATACTATCAGACAAATACAATCAGTGTTAGAGTACGTAATAAAAAACAATAAACCTTTGCTTATTATAGGCGATTTAGATCAAGGTGTTTTATCTGCTCTAGCTATGAACAAAATGAAGGGTAACATAAAGGTAAACGTTATCGATGCACCCACATTTGGAATTAGTAAGAAAGAAGTTTTAGATGACTTATCTTTACTAACAGGTGCTACAATTATAAATGAAGACTTAGGAGACGATATGGATATGATCCAAGTAGAACACCTAGGATATTGCTTAAAAAGTGTTACTTCTCACGAAGAGACTGTAATACAGGTTGGTGAAGCATCTGAAGAGATACTTGACATAATCAAAGGAATTAAAGATGAATTATCTAAAGATAATTTACAAGCTTATCAAATAATCAAGTTAGAGAAAAGACTAGCAATGCTAGCCGCTAAAATAGCTATCGTTAAAGTTGGTGCTAACTCTGATATTGAATTAAAAGAAAAAACAGATAGAGTTGAAGATGCTATCTGCGCTACTAAAGCAGCAATCAAAGAAGGTATTGTACCTGGTGGAGGAATTGCTTTATTAAATGCATCGGAAAAAATAGCTGCTAAATCAGAGGGTGAGACATTATTGCTAGAAGCCGTTAGAGCGCCTTTTAAGACAATACTAGAAAACGCTGGTATAAACAACTATGAATTTCCAAAAGGTAAAGGAAAAGGTCTTAATGTGGTTACAGGGAAAATGGTGAATATGATTAAATCAGGTATTATCGATCCCTTACTTGTTACAAAAAGCGCGTTAGTAAATGCAGCTTCAGTAGCTACTACTATTTTATCAACAGATTGTGTAATCAATAATTTGAGAATCGATGAAAGCAGTAGGTAGAAATATAATTATAAGAAAACTAAAAGAAGGGACTACCACTACAAAAGGTGGTCTCTTACTTGCAGAAACTCAAAGAGAAGATATTAGATACACTGAAGCTACTATAGTTTCACTAGGTGATGAAGCTGCTGCAACTGGCTTAAAGGATAATGGTAAAATATTTTTTGATAGGCATGCGGGACATAAGATTGAAGTAAATAAAGAAACTTATCATGTTATAAAATTACAAGATGTAGTTGTTGTTCTATGAGAAAGCTAGATGCAAGGGATATAAAAGATTTAAACCTGCTAAAGCACTACAGAATAATAAGAAGATGGGCTTGTAAAAACAACGATCTTAATGATGCTGATTTAGAATTGTTAATCTACTTTGATTGTATGGAGTTTTTCACAAAACAAGATTTCAAAATGGGTAGTTATTCTTATAGTTGGGACAACAGAAGATGGAATAGATTATTGCAAGAAGGCTGGATAGTTGTGTGGCGTAATAGAAACAGAACTACTCAGAAATATAATATATACAAAGTAAGCTTTAAGTGTAAACAACTTATAGCTAGAATGTATAGAATTATGCTTGGACAAGAAGATATACCAACAACTAAAAGATTCAATAAAATTATAGCTGGTAATTCATATACTGATAAAGTATTGACAGTGGCTATAGATAATGTTAACAAAGATAAAAGTAGATAATATGACACAACAAATAGATCCAATGACAGGTATGCCAATGGCAAACCCTCAGCAACAAATGCCAGCTAATATGCAAGGCGGACGTCCTCAAAATTTTATAACTCAACCTCAACAGCAAATTGGTCAGAGTGTTTTTGGTGGGCAATCACTACCTGCTCCTCTTTACAAGATGGATCCAGATTATAATGGAGAACCTGGTGTGCAACAAGAAGATTTCGAACAATTTTAAAATATACACTATGAAAGATAAAAAAGCAATGTTTGGCAAAGCACAATTACAAGGGCAAATAGGTGAGAACGCTGTTTGGGATGGACCGTTGAATACAACAGGTTTTCCAATGGGAAAAGGATCTAGTTCAGGAACTTATGGTATGGAAATATCTAAAGCTAGCTGTGGATGTGATTCTTACAGGCTACCTATTACTCAACGAGCTAAAGGTCAAATGTAATGAACTTTGAGGATATCAAATTATACACACTCAGTGTAGGCACTATGGCTATAACTATGACACATATAGATAGTTTATTAAAAATTATGCTATTACTGATAACTATAGGTTATACAGTACATAAATGGATTCATTTAAAGAAAAAAAAGTAACATGCCATATATTCAGCCAGACTCATCACCTTTCCTAAGAGTTCGTAAAACAACTAAAGGAAAAGGTCGAAACTTTCGAACAACTGGAGAAGGAGCTGGTATGACATCTGCTGGAGTAAAAAAGTACAGAAAACAAAACCCTGGAAGTAAACTTAAAACAGCTGTAACAGGTAAAGTTAAAAAAGGTAGTAAAGCTGCCGGCAGAAGAAAATCTTTTTGCGCTAGGTCCAAAGGATGGAAAGGTGAGAGAGGATTAGCTGCAAGAAGAAGATGGAAATGTTAAATAATAAATAAATATAAACAAAAATGAAAAAGTCACCTTTAAAAAAATCAAAACAAAAAGTAGAACAAGACTACGCTAGAAACGCTATCGCTGACTATAAAAGCGGAGATAAAAAAGCAGCTAAATACGAAAAGAAAAAAGAATTAGAAGTAGCAGCTGGAGAATCAGGTATTATGATGAAAAAATCTCCTTTGTATAATCAAAACAAAGGTTATGAATCTAATAAACAAGAAAAGAAAAACTTACTAAGTGATAATCCTATAGCTTCTAGAGCATCCGGTTCTTGGATGTCGAGACATTCTCAAAGTTATATGCCTTCAAGTTCTCCTTTACAACAACAAGGTTATAACGATAGACTAGACGAAACTTTAGGAGCAAAAGACGGTAAAAATTCTCAATCTTTAAAAGATCGTAGAGACGAGTCAAAAGGAATGGAAAAGAGCAAAGGCAAAGGAGCTTACTCTTCAGATTCTAACATGAGCTAATAAAACAGTAGAGATCTGTGATAAAACTCAAAAACGCCACACACTAACTTAACACTAACACTAACAAAAATGGCAAAATTTATTAAATTTAACTGTACTGCTGCTGCAAACCAGCCAACAGTATTAATCGCGATTGATCAAATCGCAGCGGTAACAACTAACGGAGGTGGAACTGCAACAACTATTCAATTAAACACTAGCGCAACTGCAAAGTGGGTTATCACTCACTCTGTAGCGTTAGCAGCAGGTGTAGCTAATAACTCTGTAGTAGAAGCAATCTACAAAGCTATGGGAGCTAATCCAGGAGGTATTGTATCTACTGTAGGCTCGCCTGTACTTGTATTACAAGCTCCAGCAGCACAAACTGGTTCTGGTAGACAAGTAGTGACTACGTCTCAAACATATGTGACATATACACAAAATGCTTGGACTGCCTAATTAATTAAATATCCACAGAGCCTAAAAATTCTGTGGTATTTTTAAATTATCTTTATGAAGACAACAAAAACTGGATACTTAAAAAATAGCCCTGACGTAAATAATTCTCAAAACAAGGTTATGGGAAATAAGATTACAATGAAAGGAGTAGAGTTTAAAGTTTTAGGTGTTGACAATAATGGGTATGCGAAAACAATGTATCCGGGACACGACTATATTTTTCCTGGAGCTAAATACGTAATAGAAACACCTATAAAGTAATATGGCTTATAAAATGAAAATGGGTAAGTTATCTATTGACAACACTCCTATATACCAAATGGATACAGACGAAGGTGTTATGGGTCAAGCTAATAAAAATGGTTCTATAATAGTAGATAAAAACTTAAACGCACTAGAGCGAGAAGATGTAGTTAGACACGAGAAAGTTCACTTAGCTCAAATGGAAAGCGGCGACCTTGATTACGATGATGAATTCGTTTACTGGAAAGGTAAAAAATATCCAAGATCTACAATGGATGAGGGAAATAAAAAACTGCCTTGGGAGGTGAAAGCTTGGAAGGCAAATAAGCTGAAATACACGTAATAATACAAGTATACAAATCAAATCTAATTAAATGAAAAAATTACTATTAATCTTATTATTAACATCAACATTATTATTAAGTGCCCAAATAAATAAAATGGAAGGTTCTTGGGTAAGTGAAACATCTTCATATGTTATGACTATCATAACTGATGAATCTAAACCAGTTAAAGTGTTTAACACTAGCTTTTCTGAAAATGATTTTATAGAAGAGTATATTGTAAGTAGTAATGGAGAAACCTTTACAACTAAACTACATAATCCAGATAACGGGTACTACGTTGATATTAAGTATATTTTAAAAGATTCAAACACAATGATATGTGAATATACTGGTGACTTAAATAAAACTGTTACCGTTAAAAAATTATCACATTTTTATATAGACTTAACAAAAAACAAATAAATATTATGGCTTACAATCAAAAAAAACAAGCTGGACGAGGTTCAATGCAAAAAACAGGCGCAGGAGTTCCTTCTGCTTTATTACAATCACCAGATGAAAAAAAAGGTAAAAACTATGTTCCCCCTGGAGGAGAATACGTTAATAATACTCCTGCTCCTACTTCTAGTGGGGATAAGTTTAAAGACGATATAGTTACATCCATGTACAAAAAAGACATAGAAAGAGACAGCATAGGTAATGCTAACAAAAATCAAATGATGGAGAAATTAAATCTATGGCCTAAACAAGGAGATAAGTTTGGAGGTGGTACTATAAAAAGTATTGACGAAAAAGGAAATTACAACATTAATACGGGGAGGAGTAGTGACAATATTCAAGTTTCAAGAAAAAACATGCGTTACACTAAATTAAAGGGCAATAGCGGAGGTGACAACAGAGTGACTCTAACGCCTAGTGGTAATTCAAGTTATGACGAATATCCTAGAGGAGAAATTCAAGTAGGTAGTTCAAGATTAAATAATCGTAGAAATAAAAATAAATAAATGAAAAAAATATTTGCATGGCTTACAGGTGGTGTTATCAAAGAGATTGGTAACGTCATTGATAAGCTTACAACAACTGAAGAAGAGAAGCTTGAAATAAAAAAACAACTTCAAATCATTCTTGAAGAAGCTGACAATAATGCTCAGCAACAAGTAACAGACCGTTGGAATGCAGATATGAATTCTGACAGTTGGTTAGCTAAAAACATTAGACCTTTAGTTCTAGTGTTTTTAACATTTGTATTTAGCTTGTTGGCTTTTACAGATGGTAACATAGGTGAATTTAAAATAGCAAAAGAATACATACCAATATTTCAAACATTATTGGTTACGGTTTACGGAGCTTATTTCGTGGGAAGAACTTGGGAAAAAGCAAAATCAATAATTAAAAATAAATAAATAAAATGGGACAATTCGGAAATCAACCTGATTTTATCACAAATGACATTAAAACAGTAACTCCTGTTTTAGCAGCTAATTTAACCGCGGCTGACTCCTTAGACGGTTCTATTATATATGTAGGAACTAGTGCTCCTGGTAATATTCAAGTAATACCAGTTGGGACTGTAGGACCAAGCGTTATAAGTGGTTTTTCATCACCTGGATATACTGGGTCTGGCGGAACTGGATATGGAGACGTTGTAGACGAGAACACAGATATGATAGGCGGCAGCGGTAATGGCTTGGATATATTATATACAGCTGTTAACGGACAAGTTGTTAGCATTACTCAAATAATAGATCAAGGAACTGGTTACTTAAACGGTGATTTAGTTACAGTAGATGGCGGTGATGCTAATGCAGTGTTTAGAATAGTAGCAACACCTGGATTACCAACAGTAACTCAAGCTATTACTTTTACAAACGTTATTCAAGGAGAGTGGTTTCCAGTAGTTGTAGATTATGTTTTATCTAATGCAACAACTGTTACTAACTTAGTGGCGGGTAAATAATAAAAAACAAGTAACTATATAAATATAAATCAAATTAAATATAATTAAAATTATGAGTGAAGTAACAAAAATTACAGAAGAGCAGTTAAAAACAATTCAAGACCAACAAGCTAAATTGCAAGCAGCGTTTATTGATGTTGGTTTTATTGAGAGTAAAAAGCATGAAGCTCTGCACATTCAAGTTCAGGCATCAGAAGCTCTAGAAGCAACTAAGAAAAAACTAGAGCAAGAGTATGGTCAAGTTAATATTGATCTAACTGATGGTAGTTATACTGTTATTGAGAAAAATGAATCTGCAAGCACTTTGGAAAAAGCTTAATGAGCTCTATTGTAAGAAAGATCAGTATAGGTTCTGACTATAAAAACGATGCCATGCATTACGCAGTTGGGCAAAACGTTTATGGCGGACATACTATTACAGCTATACTACACGATCAAGAATCAAACTCTTACAGTATATACATTAAAAAAGAAGATGAGGTAATGCCATGGAAAAAATTTAATTCTAACATGGCAATATCTGTTGAATACGATTTAGAGTATTAATGAAGAGCTTGTACGACTTCATCATCAAACCTCTTGGTGATAGATATGAAAATGAGATAAAGATTGGTGACAAAACTTTGGTTTTAAATACTAAAATAGAAAGTTTTAAATCTGTTAACAATTTAGCAGTTGTAGTAGAAACACCAAAAGCATTTAAAACAAGTATACAAAAAGGAGATATAGTATTAATACACCACAATGTTTTTAGAGTATTCTACGATATGAAAGGTGTTAAAAAAAATAGTAGATCATATTTTAAAGATGATTTATATTTCTGTGCTGTAGATCAGATATACTTGTATAAAAATACAGAGGATTGGAAATCATTTGGAGACAGATGTTTTGTAATGCCTCTAAAAAACGAAGACATTCTAACGAACGATAAAGAGCAAAAGCTTATTGGTATACTAAAGTATGGTAACAAGTCCTTAGAAGCGCTTAAAATCAACCCAGGAGATGTTGTAGGGTTTACTCCTAACAGCGAATGGGATTTTATCGTCGACGAGCAAAGAGTTTTCTGTATGAAATCTAATGATATTGTAATCAAATATGAACACCAAGGAAACCAAGTTGAGTATAATCCAAGCTGGGCACATCGCAATAGCTGAATTAGTTAAAGTAGCTAAAGAACTTATCGTAGATTCAGATGATGATTTAACAGCAGACAAGCTTAAAAACGCAGCTGCCACTAAAAAATTAGCAATATTTGATGCTTTTGAAATACTTAAACGTATAGATGAAGAAGACAATATTCTTAACGAGAAACCTAAAGGAGCTAAAGAAGAAAAAGCTTTTAAAGGGTTTGCTGAAGGTAGATCTAAGTAATGTACAAGCAGTCATTATACAAAATTTTACCTAACCACGTTAAAACCAAGATCTTAAATAGAAACAATAAGTTTAAGAAGTGGAAATACGGTTATGATGAAGATCATGATATGGTGGTTATTAGTAAAACCGGGGAGATAGGAGAGATTTATGAAATACAAAATCTAATAATAGCTTTACCAAAAGCTACTGATGTGGTAAAAAACGAAGGTAACAGATGGAAAGCTGCTGAGTATCCTAAAGAATTAAAGAATATTAAAACTGTTTTTGATTGGAAGAATTACTCTGAACAATTTAAAGAAGAATGGTATGACTATATTGAAGAAGAATTTCAAAGGCGTGAAAAAGGTTATTGGTTTTTTAACAAAGACAAGCCTACTTATATTACTGGTACTCAGTACATGTACCTGCAATGGTCCAAGATTGATATTGGGAAGCCGGACTTTAGAGAGTCCAATAGATTATTCTATTTATTCTGGGAAGCTTGCAAAGCAGACAAGAGATGTTATGGTATGTCATATCTCAAGAATAGGCGTTCGGGATTTTCATTCATGGCGTCTGGGGAGGCAGTCAACATGGCCACTATATCAAGCGACTCACGGTTTGGGATATTGTCCAAATCTGGAGCCGATGCGAAAAAAATGTTCACAGATAAAGTTGTACCCATTAGTGTTAACTACCCCTTTTTCTTTAAACCAATACAAGACGGGATGGACAGGCCAAAAACGGAACTCGCGTATCGTGTCCCCGCATCCAAGCTTACCCGTAGAGGACTCGATTCAAAAACACAGATTGAGACACTCACGGGATTGGATACAACAATCGATTGGAAAAACACGGGTGATAATGCGTACGATGGAGAGAAACTCAAACTCCTCGTCCACGATGAGAGTGGGAAGTGGGAAAGGCCGAACAACATCCTCAATAACTGGAGGGTTACCAAAACAACTTTAAGATTAGGTTCTAGAATTATTGGAAAGTGTATGATGGGATCAACATCAAATGCTTTAGATAAAGGAGGTGAAAACTTTAAAAAACTATACCATGGATCAGACGTTACAAAGAGAAACCGCAACGGGCAGACTAGCTCAGGACTCTATTCTCTGTTCATTCCTATGGAATGGAACTACGAAGGATACATTGATTCTTATGGGTTTCCTGTATTCGATACACCAAAAAAAGAAGTTCTAGATGTATTCGGGGATAAAATAACACTAGGTGTTGTAGAGTTTTGGAAGAATGAAGTAGAAGGATTAAAAGATGATCAAGACGGGTTAAATGAATTTTATAGACAATTTCCAAGAACTGAAGAGCATGCATTCAGAGACGAAGCTAAAGAGTCTTTATTTAACCTGGCGAAAATATACGAACAAATAGATTACAACGTAGACCTTAGAAACACATCAATAGTTACTACAGGTAGCTTTCAATGGCATGATGGTAAGTTAGATTCACACGTTATATTTATACCAAATAAAGATGGTAGATTTAAAATATCTTGGGTTCCACCTGTTAATCTGCAAAATCGTGTGATAGTAAGAAATGGGAGTAAATACCCAGCAAATGAACACTGTGGAGCTTTTGGATGTGACAGTTACGATATATCAGGCACAGTTGATGGAAGAGGATCTAATGGCGCTTTGCACGGTTTAACTAAATTTAGTATGGAAGATGTTCCACCTAATCAATTTTTTTTAGAATATATAGCTAGACCTCAAACTGCTGAGATATTTTTTGAAGAGGTGTTAATGGCTTGCGTGTTTTACGGTATGCCTATATTATGTGAAAACAATAAACCTAGATTACTATATCACTTTAAGAGAAGAGGTTATAGAGGTTTTTCAATGAATAGACCTGATAAGGTTTGGAATAAATTATCAGTAACAGAAAAAGAGATAGGTGGAATACCTAACTCTAGTGAAGATATAAAACAAGCTCACGCTTCAGCAATAGAAACATATATAAATTCTCATGTTGGTAAAACAGAAGAAGGTTATGGCAATATGTACTTCCAAAGAACATTAGAAGACTGGGCTAGGTTCAACATAAATAATAGGACTAGTCATGATGCTTCCATAAGTTCTGGTTTAGCTTTAATGGCTTGTAACAAGAATAGGTACACCCCGGTTTTCAAGCAAGTTAAAACAGTTACACCATTAGGGTTTAAAAAATACGATAACAAAGGAGAGTTCTCAAAAATAATAAGATAAATGATTTATACAAATTCAAATAGCACTTTTCCAAGCCAGGTAGTTTCTGATGAAGAGAAACAAAGCTACGAATACGGTCACGCTGTAGGAAGAGCAATAGAGAACGAATGGTTTAGAGGAGATATAGGAGGAGCTTCTGGAGGTCGATTTGCTAGTAATTGGCAATACTTCCACAATTTAAGACTGTACGCTAGAGGAGAACAGTCAGTTAGAAAATATAAAGACGAGTTATCTATAAATGGTGATTTGTCTTATCTTAATTTAGATTGGAAGCCTATTGCTGTTTTATCTAAGTTTGTTGATATCGTTGTAAATGGTATGACTGATAAAGGTTATAAAATAAGATCTTATGCTTCAGATCCTTTTGCCGTTAAGCAAAGAACTGATCACGCAACAGCTATAGCCCAAGATGCTTTTGCTAGCGAACTAATACAGGAAACAAACCAAAACGTAGGTATTGACTTAAAAAGAACTAGTATTCCTATAGAGGAATTACCTAGAGATAAAAACGAGTTAGATTTACACATGCAATTAAACTACAAGCAAGCTATAGAAATAGCTGAAGAAGAGTTAATTGAAAACGTTTTTAGCTTTAATAAATACGAGCAAACAAAGAAAAGAATAGCATACGATTTAACAGTTTTAGGTATTGCTTGTAGCAAAACTGGTTTTAATTTAGCTAACGGAATCACTGTAGATTATGTAGATCCAGTTGATATTATATATTCTTATACAGAAGACCCTAATTTTGAAGATATATATTATGTAGGTGAAGTTAAAAGCATAAGTTTACAAGAGTTAAAGAAAGAATTTCCTGATTTAACTGACAGTGAATTAGAAAAAATACAAAAATACCCTGGAGATATAAATTATACTAGAACACCTAGAGGTCAAGATAATGATACTAGTAATGTTCAAGTTCTTTATTTTGAATATAAAACATACTCAGATCAAGTTTGGAAGATTAAGCAAACAGATCAAGGTTTAGAAAAGTCTCTTCAAAAGCCAGACACTTATAATCCACCAGAAAACGATAACTTTAATACAGTAAGTAGATCAATAGAGGTTTTATACAGTGGAGCTAAGATATTAGGACACGAGCAGATGCTTAAGTGGGAGTTGGCTGAAAACATGACAAGACCATACAGCGACCAAACAAAAGTTGCTATGAATTATAGTATATCTGCGCCTAGAATGTATCAAGGTCGTATAGAATCTATAGTTAGTAAAACTATAAGTTTTGCAGATATGATTCAGATAACACACCTGAAAATACAACAAGTTCTGCAAAAGTTAGTTCCTGATGGTGTATTTGTAGACGTTGATGGTTTAGCTGAAGTTGATTTAGGAAATGGTACAAATTATAATGCTCAAGAGGCTTTAAATATGTACTTCCAAACTGGTAGTATAGTTGGTAGATCTTTAACTCAAGATGGTGATCCAAATAGAGCTAAGATACCAATCCAAGAATTACAAAGTTCTTCTGGTATAAATAAAATACAAGCGCTTATAACTACTTACCAGTATTATCTTCAAATGATTAGGGACGTAACTGGATTAAACGAAGCTAGAGATGGCAGTCAACCAGCTAAAGACTCTCTTGTAGGTTTACAAAAATTAGCAGCAGCTAATTCTAATGTAGCTACTAAACATATCTTACAATCATTAATGTATATAACTACAAAAACAGCAGAGAACATTAGCTTAAGAGCGGCGGATATGATAGCATTTCCTTTAACTAGAAACGCTTTAATGAATTCTATAAGTTCTTTTAACGTAGATACTTTACAGCAGATTGAATCATTAAATTTACATGAATTTGGTATATTCCTTGATTTAGAACCAGAAGAAGAAGATAAACAAGCTTTAGAACAAAACATTCAAATAGCTTTAAAAACAGGTGGTATTGATCTAGAAGATGTAATAGATATAAGAGACATATCTAATATGAAACTAGCCAATCAAATGCTTAAAGTTAAGCGAAAAAGAAAAGCAGAAGCTATGCAACAGCAAAGTCTTCAAAACATACAAGCACAAGCACAAGCAAATGCTCAACAAGCGGAACAAGCAGCTATGTCAGAAGTTCAAAAGCAACAAGCTTTAACAGAAAGCAATCTGCAGTTTGAACAAGGAAAGTCACAGTTTGTTATGCAGAGACTTCAAATGGAAGCTGAAATAAAGAAGCAATTGATGGCTGAAGAGTTTAATTACAGTATGCAACTAGCTCAGATAAAAGCAAACGCTGAAGGATCTAAGGAAAAAGAAATAGAAGACAGAAAAGACGAAAGAACTAAAATACAAGCAACTCAACAATCTGAGTTGATATCACAAAGGCAAAATGATTCATTACCAACAAACTTTGAGTCATCCGGAAATGATACCCTCGGAGGTTTCGGACTAGAAAATTTCTAGTATTATCAAAATTAACTATTTAATTATATTATATTATGGAAGAAGCAACTAAACAGGAAGGTGAGTTTTCTTTAAAAGGAAAAAGCACTAAACCTAAACAGTTAAATCAAGAAGCTCCGGCTGTAACAAAGGTCAGTATAAAAGAACCTGAGTTAGAAAAGAAAGAAGAAGTTACTAAAGTAGTAATCCCTAATGACACGTTAAACCCCGAAAAAAATGCCATTCAAGAGCAAAAAACAGAGAGCCCTGTGTTACTCACAGAACAACCCGAAGTGGGATTGCAAGAAGTGGGACAAGGAGACGAAGGGTCCGCTAAGGATGTTGTTACCAAGTTTGCGCCTTTACAAGAAGTAACAAACGAAGAAGTAAAACAGGTAACTAAAGAAGCTCAAGAAGCTGTAAGAGATGAAAAAATCTTAGGTAGAAAACTACCAGAAAATGTTGAGAAGCTAGTAAACTTCATGGAAGACACTGGTGGAACAGTTGAAGATTATGTTAGATTAAACGCTGATTACTCTGCAATTGATGAAACTCAACTATTAAAAGAGTATTATAAAAAAACAAAACCTTATTTAGATAATGAAGACATGAGTATAATCTTAGAAGATTATGAATATGACGAAGATTTAGATGAGGAAAGAGATATACGCAAGAAAAAAATTGCGTTTAAAGAAGAAGTTAATAAAGCTAGAAACTTTTTAGAGGAAACTAAGAGTAAGTACTACGATGAGATCAAGTTGAGACCAGGCGTAACTCAAGACCAACAGAAAGCAACTGACTTTTTTAGCCGATATAACGAAGAGCAGGAAGTAAACATTGTCAAACAGAAGAATTTTAAAAATGCCACTAGCAAACTTTTCAATGACGATTTCAAAGGTTTTGATTTCAACGTAGGAGAAAAAAAATTTAGATATGGTGTTAAAAATCCTTCAGCGGTAGCTGAGCAACAATCAGATATTACTAACTTTATTGGGAAGTTCCTAAACAAAGAAGGAGAAATAGCTGATGCGAAAGGTTACCACAAAGCTTTGTATGCTGCTAGAAACGCTGACACAATAGCTCAACATTTTTACGAACAGGGTAAAGCTGATCAAGTTAAAGATGTTATAGCTAAATCAAAAAACATTACAACAGAGCCAAGAAAAACATCTACTGGTTCGGAATTTGTAAATGGGTGGAAAGTTAAATCAATTAGTAGTCCTGATTCTTCAAAACTAAGTATTAAAAACAAAAAATTTAACTAAAAAACAATTATTATGGCTTTAACTCCACAATTTGGATCGATTGTCCCATCACAAGGACAACAATTATTAAACAGTAACTACCTCCAGTTTAACGGAGCTGGTGCTGGTGCAAACAACTTTGCACAACAGTATTTACCTGAAATTTATGAACAAGAAGTAGAGCGCTATGGAAACAGGACGTTATCTGGTTTCTTAAGAATGGTTGGCGCAGAAATGCCAATGACTTCTGATCAAGTTATTTGGTCTGAGCAAAATAGATTACACATTTCTTACAACAACGTTTTAACTGGAGCAGCAGGAGCAACAGCTAACAACCTTACTATCCCGGTAGCGGCGAGTATTATCAATGTTATATCTTTAAATGATACTATCGTTATTCTTGATCCAGTTACTGGAAACGAGGCAAAAGCTTTAGTAACAGCTTCTAACACAGCTACTGGAGCTCTTGTAGTTCAACCTTATAGCGCTGCTACAATTGTAGCTACTTTTGGTGCTGCTAACGCAGGATTAAAAATATTTGTATATGGTTCTGACTACGGAAAAGGTTCTCAAATAGCTACAGGTACAGGCGTTGCAGGTGCTCAAGCAGCTAACACAAGAGTTTCTGTTAGTCCTAACTTTACACAATATTCTAACTCTCCTATTATTTTAAGATCTCAGTATACTATTTCTGGTTCTGACATGTCACAAATTGGATGGGTGGAAGTTGCAACTGAAGATGGAACATCTGGATACTTATGGTATTTAAAAGCTGAATCTGAAACAAGATTACGTTTTGAAGACTATTTAGAAATGAGTATGGTAGAAGGTGAGTTTAATCAGAATGCTGCAACTCTTGCAACAAACCCTGGAACACAAGGTTTATTCGCTGCTATTCAAACTCGTGGAAACGTAGAAGTAGGATTTACTGCTGCTGCTGGATTAGACGAATTTGATGCTATCTTAAAGAACTTAGATACACAAGGAGCTATTGAAGAAAACATGTTATTTTTACAAAGACAAACGTCTTTAGATTTTGACGATATGTTAGCTGCAATTTCTGGTGGATTTGCTGGAGGTACTGCTTTTGGTTTATTCGAGAACTCAGAAGAAATGGCTTTGAACTTAGGTTTCTCAGGATTTAGAAGAGGTTCTTATGACTTCTACAAAACTGACTGGAAATACTTAAACGATGCGTCTACACGTGGAGCTTTAAACGGTATCTCTTCTATTGAAGGAGTATTAGTACCTGCTGGAACATCTACAGTATATGACCAAATTTTAGGAACTAACATTAGAAGACCTTTCTTACACGTAAGATATAGAGCGTCTGCATCTGATGATAGACGTATGAAATCTTGGTTAACTGGTTCTGCTGGTGGAGCTTCAACATCAACTTTAGATGCAATGGAAGTAAACTTCCTATCTGAAAGATGTTTAGTAACTCAAGCTGCTAACAACTTTGTATTATTCAAAGGAATCTAAAAGATTCAAAATTAATGTAATTCTTACCCTCGTTTAAACGACGGGGGTAACTATTACTCTTATGTGACATTAGCTAGTATATATTATAGTAACAGGCTATTGTCATTAAATAAACATTTATATTATATCATATTATGGCTACAAAAGCACAAGCTAAAAAAGTTGAGGTAGCACCTCAAGTTAAAGCACAACCTATAAAGGCTGCTAAACCAATTAAACCAACTTGGGAAATCAAGGACAGGATTTATTATTTAACGGGTAACAAAAGCCCTTTAACTCTAACTATACCATNTCGTCACACTAAAAAGCATTCGCTACTTTATTTCGACGAAGAAAATGGTAAACAAAGAGAAATAAGATACGCTACTAACCAAGAATCTCCGCTAGTAGATGAACAAAAAGGAGAATGCACATTAGGGCATATACAATTTGCCAATGGTGATTTAAAAGTATCTAAACAGCAACAAAACTTACAAAAACTACTTTCAATTTTTCACCCTTTAAAAGGTAAATTATACGAAGAGTTTAGCGCAGTAGAAGAAGCTGAAGATGATTTAGAAGAACTAGACTTGCAAATAGATGCTTTAGTATTTGCTAGAGAAATGGAAATTGATCAAGCAGAAGCTATAATGAGAGTAGAACTAGGATCATCAGTCAACTCTATGACCTCTAAAGAGATTAGAAGAGATTTACTTTTGTTTGCTAAAACAAACCCTAGGTTACTTATTGATTTAGCTAATGATGATAACGTTCAGCTTAGAAATACAGCTATTAGAGCTGCTGAAGCAGGAATTATATCACTTTCTCAAGATCAAAGAACATTTTTATGGGGATCAAATGGAAGAAAACTAATGACAGTTCCTTTCGATGAAAATCCTTACTCTGCAATGGCTGCTTACTTTAAAACCGACGAAGGTGTAGAAGTTTTCAGATCTATAGAGAAAAATTTGAATTAACATGTAATATTAATATAGGGCTCGTTAACTCGGGCCTATATTATAATAAATAAAAAAAATGGCAATAAACGTAGATACAGTATATAAAACTGTTTTGTTAATACTAAACAAAGAACAGCGAGGTTATATGACGCCACCCGAATTTAACAGGATAGCTACTCAAGTTCAGTTAGATATATTCGAACAATATTTCGAAGACTTAAACCAACAGCTACGAGTGCCACAAGCAGATGTTGATTATGCTGATAGACAAATGTCTATAGATGAAAAAATATCTATATTCAAAACTACAGGTAATGCAACGCTTAATACAACAATAGCAAATAATCCCTACTGGGATTTACCAACAATTGATTTATATGGTACTACAATTATATACAATCAATTAGCTCCATTAACTACGGGCCAAGCTGGTTTTTATAAATTAGGAACTGTAATATATCAACCAACCATAGGTTTACCTATAGAACTTCAAAGACTTCCAAGAAACGAATTTTATAATATACAAAGATCAAATCTTACCGCATCTACGCTAGCATTTCCTACGTATTTGTATGAAAATAATAAATTATTTATAAGACCTACTACTATAGCTGCTAATACTGTATCTGTAGATTTTTTAAGAAAACCATTAAATGTTCAATGGGCTTTTACTGCTGGACCCGGGAGTAGCTACTTATTTAACCCTTTGCCTGGACAAGGCTCAGTTAATTTTGAGTTGTCTTCTACAGAGCAAACAAGCGTTATATTAAAAATATTACTTTATGCCGGTATAGTTATAAGAGATCCTCAAATTGTTCAAGCAGCAGCGCAACAAATACAACAAGAAGAAATAAATCAAAAAAGTTAATAAATGGGACTTATAACAGAAACTAATGAACAATATTACGCAGGTTCTCAAAAATTCCTAGCAGCAACAGCTTTAGGTGGACAAGCTTTTACAACTACTTTTGATACTGAATTAGTTTTTGGGGGCACAGATGCGTGGAACCCATTAGATATAAATTACGCTTTAAACAATTTTAAACTATATACAGCAGCACCAGGGGTTTTAACCTATACAGAGTATATTAATGCTTTTACTGTTATAGGTAATACTATAACTATAACAGCAGCAATTGCTTTAAACACTAGTGTAGTTGTTCAACTGAAAAGATTAGACGGTGGTAACTATGGAAATAGAGATGCTATTGGAAATGTTGTTGAAGAAAACTACAATAGCTATGCTTATACTGCTTTATCTGAAATAATAAATAATTTTATAGTAGCTTACGTTGGAAACGGAAAACTTATACCTAGTGCAAAGAGAACAGATATAATATTCCATGCAAAAAGAGCTATGCAAGAATTTAGTTACGATACTCTACAAAGTACTAAATCTCAAGAGTTAAATGTACCCCCTAGTCTAAGTGTTGTTATACCTCAAGATTATGTCAACTACGTTAAAGCATCTTGGATAGACGCTTTAGGTGTTAAAAGACCTATATACCCTGCAAATAACTTAACGATCAATCCTGGAGCAATACCTCTTCAAGACAGTGTTGGAGTTCCAACTCAAGACAACTTTGGAGAAAACTTAGAGGGTACATCGATAACAGAGGCTAGATGGGCTTCCGCTAATGACAACATAGTAAATGGTAATTTAACACCTCAACTATACAATAATCAATATGATTCTCTTAGGTGGGAAGAATTTGGTATGGGTTACGGTCAGCGTTACGGTATGGACCCTCAGTATTCTCAAACAAATGGATGGTTTACTATAAATCATAGAGAAGGCAAAATGTCTTTTTCAAGTAATTTAGCAGGTGAATTGATTGTATTAGAATACATATCAGATGGCTTATCATACGACTTAGATACTAAGGTTCCTAAGATGGCTGAAGATGCCATGTACGCTTATATTAGTCATGCAGTAATTGCATCAAGAATAAATCAACCCGAGTACGTTGTTAATAGATTAAAAAGAGAAAAAAGTGCTAAGCTTAGAAACGCTAAAATAAGATTATCTAACATAAAGCTTGACCAGATAGTTCAAGTAATGAGAGGTAAATCTAAATGGATAAAATCATAAATTAAATGGCTGAAGTTAAAAACGCATTCATTAAGTCCAAGATGAACAAAGATCTTGATGATCGATTATTACCTAATGGAGAATACCGTGACGCTTTAAACGTACAGGTTAGTAAATCTGAAGCATCTGACGTTGGTGCCTTAGAAAATGTACTAGGAAATAATTTTAACCCAAAAACAGATTTTGGAGCTATAGTTTCAGCTACTGATATAAAATGTATTGGTTTCTTTGTTGATGAATTCAGAAATGATGTATATTCTTTTTTTACAAACTATACAGATATTTCCAGCTCCAACGCTATAGCTTATAGCCCTGACGCTAAAAACTTTATATTCAAACACAATTTAAGTACTCTAGACACCAGAGTGCTTGTTAGAGGAGCTTTTTTAAACTTCTCAACAACTAGTCCAATAATAGGTGTAAACCTCTTAGAGGAGCTGTTATTCTTTACAGATAATAGAAACCAACCCAGAAAAATAAATGTAACTAATGCTAATCCAATAGCTAACAATATTACTCCAACCTATTATGTTAGCGAGGATCAGATATCAGTGGCTAAATATAATCCATACGAATGCATTAAGGTTATTAAAGCTAGTACCCAAACGGGAGCTATTGTTCTTTCAACAGCACTTACAGTATTATCTACTACAAATATATTAACAGTAAATTCAAGCGCTGGTGTTCAAATTGGTAATGGTGTTATTGGAACAGGTGTAAAAACTGGTACCGTAGTAGAAAGTATAAGCGGTAGTGATATAACCGTTAACAAAGTTCAAAATCTAGGTAGTGGCGATACTATTGAGTTTGTTGGATTAGAAACTTCAATGTATGATGTATCTAC